GGGACGCTCAGGTTCGAGTTTCCGACTCCTTTGACGAAGCAGATCCTCAAGTTGTAGTCGTAGTGGTGTGTTTTCGGCATACCCTACGCTCCTACGTTCTGGTAGACCCCTCGCGCGTCCCAGGCTCCGACCAGAAGCCGCATCGTCCCCTTGAACAGCGCGTTTCCCGACACGAAATCGTCACTGGAGGCGAACTTCGCGTTCCGTCTCCATACGAATCTCAGGTCGTGCGTCTTGCAGACCACGTACCACGCGGTTGTCGAGGTCAGGTAATGTCCTACCATGTAGTTCAGCCCTTCCTCGATCAGGGGATTGATGTCGTTGTCCGCTGTCCTCGGCCTTCCATCGCTCTTCAGGAGGATTCTTGCCATCCACCTCAGCCCCGTGGGCACGAGCAGGAGCCTTGGCTCGAAGTGCACCGGCCGGTCGGAATCGTTGACCCACCCTTCGATCGTGTCCAGCGCCGCTTCCAGAGAGGTCTCAGAAAGCGCACTTGCCGATGAGGGCATGTTCGCCCACGTGGATGCACTCTTCAGAAGCGTGTGCCCCGTGGCGAACAGATACTGTCCATCGGCCGACCTGTGGGCGGTCGCTCCTCGATTCAGGAGGTCGAAGAACACAGTCTCCCTCGCATAGGCCAAGGAAGCTCCCAACTGCTGAGGCATCTTCTTCATAAGCCCGGTGAGGTCGTCCTCGTACATTTCCTCGGTCACTTGGAACCCGAGGCCGTACTTGTCGAAGTAGACCGTCTTCGCCCTCCCCTGCTCGGGAGAGTCGAACTGCACGGACTCGCCCTGGTTGATGAGCCTCGCATTTCCCAATCCGCTCAAAGCCGCCTCGGAGATCCTATCCCCCTTATCGACGCTTGAGACGTTGGCGATCTTCGAGAACTCCTCGCTCAACCCCGTGAACTCATCGTAGAAGATTTTCCTGTACTCCGGGTCCAGGAGGTACGAAAAACCTTTGGTTGTTGCAACAGGCATTCCTCTTCCTCCTTTCTCAGCTTCGACCCGTGAACGTGCTCATCTTAAAGATAAGATAGCAATGTCCGTAGTACGAGTTGGAATAGTTGCGATGCAACCCGATAATGCGGCAGATCGAGTTGCCCCCTGTAGAAACGTACATCTTTCCCTTGGTTCCCGCGATCTTCTTATTCGTCCACCAGACAGCAGTCGTCATGTAGTGCGTGGTGGCCGACCCATACGGGGCGGAGAACACGATGTCGTCAATCGCCGGGACGAAGAGAACAGACAGGTTTCTCGTTGTGGAGGAGATTTGCTCGGCGGAGACGCCAAGACATCCCGCCACTCCTCCGTGTCGGTATATCAGGCCGGAAGCCACCGAAAGAGCATCCCCTATGGACAGGGCGATGTTGCTCTTCAGGTATCCCTTCCAAAACCTGATAGCGGATCCGGTGACATTGAACTCGGCCCGGAATCCGTCAATCAGCTTTGTATTGGCCACGATCTTCCTCGCAGCGTGTACGGGGAAGAGGTGCTGGTCCTAACAGGACCCTTTATCCCTCTTCAGGAGCGCGGGTTTGCGGTCCTCCCTCATTCCAGGACAACCGTTGCCCGCTCGGACCTCGATCATCCTCTTCGCCCCTCTTGGGAACCTCGATCACTTTGGCTCCCGCCCGTTCGATAACGTCCCTGGCTGGCTCCATGGCCCCTTCCATGGCACGTTTCGACTTCTCGTCGTTCGCACGCTGACGAGCTTCAAACTCTTCTCTGGGTATCTTCATCAGGATGAGCTCGTCCTTTCCATCAGCCGCAACGCGGTGAGCTCCTCCCACCACGTTCGCAAAGGTCCTCACCTCATCCGGACTCACCACTTGGTAGCCGTCCCGTCTTCGCTGGTCGAACTCCCAAGGGGCCGCCCAATACTCATGCCACTCGTTCCTCCAGCCCTTCTCGTTCGGAGTGACTGTCAGACGATTTATGGCTCTCGCATTGGCCGGTTGCGATACCCTTATCCCAGAAGGCTCAATGTCCTTCTGGGCATTTGCCTTTTCAAAAAGCGCCCGGGCTACATTATACGCCACCTTATTTTGGTAGGACAGACCCGCCGCTACCTCATCCGGTAGCTTCAAAAACAGCCCGAGTTCGGCAGAGAACGCCATCAGCTTTTCCTGCTCGTCCCATTCCCTCACATTATCGGTCGTTTTGCTTGAATCCACGAACACAATCTCGGGGGAGGGATCCTTCCTCACCGCTTCACTTACCTTGGCCATGTCCCTTCAACTCTCCCTTCTTATACGCATATGCCACGTAGTCCTCGAAGTCAAGACCCTTTTTCGCCGCCTTGGCTCTCAGCTCTCTTGCCTCCTCCTCGGTGAAACGAAGCGTCGTCTTTCTCACCTGCCCCCCTCCCGGCGAGTTCCTTCCCGTCTCCCTGTGTCCTGAGGGAGCAACATTTTTCTTATCCTCCTCCAATTTTTTCAATCTCTTATCCACCGCCTCGTTCACGAGGTCATCCACATGACGCGAGATCACGAGCTGATAAGCCGTCTCATACACCTCGGAGTTGGCCCTCGCGTTCATGTCCAGGGAGTTTACGATTTGGTCGATCTCCGCCGCATACTTGGTAAAGTTCGGCCCCTTCACGGGATCCAAGGCTATCAGCTTCCTCGCGGTGGCCAGATTTCCCCCAACCCTCTGATTCACCGCAGGAGTGAGCTTCCTATCAATCAACTCGGCCACCACCGCTACCGGATCCGTCTGGAACCTCTCCTCCATCTGCCTCTTCATTTCATCCGGGCTCACGATGGGAGTGGAGGGAGCCACCTGGACAGGAACGGGCCGGGAAACGGCTTGAGCCACCTGCGCCCCCACCTCCTTCAACCCCCGCGTCACCGCGGCGCTCGTATCTTGCGCCCTTGTCTCCAGCTCCTTCATTTTCTTCAATATCTCGGTCTTGGAGACCGTCTTGTACTCATCGGGCAGGTCCTTGTCCGGATCTTCCTCTTCCCCAACGAGGATCTCGATGTCGGCATCGGTGTCGTTCCACCCTTGGGGTTCCTGAGCATCCCCCTCGCCAACCCGAACGTCCACATCACCCATTCTCATCTCCTTCCTATGGTCAAATATATTTCCTGATACGAACCTTCCCACTTCGGGACTACCTTAACCCCTATCCATACGAGCTTCTGCTCATAGGGAATCATCGGGTGGTAGCACACGGCTCTCATTCCCACCTCAAGGTCGTCCCACTTTAGCCCAATTCCCGTCACCCATTCGATCTCGTTTACATAAAACCCCTTAGGATCTCCCATTACCCATGAATCCGAGCGAACCGAGGTGGTAAGAAACGCCGGTCCCCACCTCACCGTTCCTCCCAATTCCGTGTACGTGCTGAGATCCAGGGGTATCTTCGTGGGAAGCCCCAAGGGATCATAAATGTTGACAGACCCGAAGGGGAGCACAGAGAAGGTAAGCCAAGCGGTGAACAGAAAAGACCCAAAGGTCATTTTGCCATGTCCATCCGGCAATCGTGCGCCTGATGATAATACGGGCGCGGAGGAGGATGATCCGGCTTTCTTTCCCCTCTCGTGGCAAGGCGCACGGCTGTCGATCTTGCCGTCCTCAGGTTTACGCAAGGATCCCTTACCCCCTCGCACGCATGACGACGTTCCTTTCTCGCCTCTCTTTCCCACCAAAGAGCAGCCTCCCTTGGGCCCATAATTCGGTCAATCCTCAACGTCGGCCTCCTTCGGGGCGTCCTCCGAGAACTCCACGATCATGTTATTAAAGTCGATGAACGCCTGAGCTCTCGCCGCCTGCTTAAAAGCCTTCTGCTGATCCCCCTCCAGTGTTGAGCGCAGACATGAGGCTTGCGCCTGCTCCAGCAAGCCCAGAAGGAGACGGTGCGCCAAGTCCCATCCCCGGCTGCCCACCAGCTCCTTGAACAGGAGCCTCTCCTGCTGGTCGGGGGAGAGCGTTTTGGGTTTGTCCTCTTTGGCCATTCATTCCTCCTTGCATCTGACTTTGGCCGATCATCCTTTCCATCTGCTCGATCAACCGTATGTCGGGGAGGTACTTCCCCGTGTCGATCTCGTCGAAATACTTCAAGATCTTCTCCATCATCTTCGTCGCGCCTGTATAGTGCTTCAGAGAGATCTTCATAATCTCGGATCCAAGCGGCCCGAGCTGCTGCACCTGGGGATTGGCCGCCGTCACCATGGCCTGCGTTATCTGTTGGAAATAAAGCGTATACAGTTGCGTCAAGGTAAGGAGCTCCTGCCTCTTGGCAATATCCGTCTTCGCCACGTCGGTAGTCTGCACCTGGAAGCGGAACTTCGTCGGAATGTCCTCCACGTTCATAGCGAGCACCTGCTTCAACCTCTCTTGCCTCGCCGGATCGAACATTTCCAGATTCACCTGCGTCTGATGTCTCACAAGCTGGAAGAGAATGATCTGTCCGATGGTGCTCATGTCCTCCTCTATGGCCATCGCCTTCGCGGCGAGGATCCTCCCTCCCTGATTGGCCAGGAACATCGTCCCTCCCACGGAGTTCCTCGATCCGAGTATAGGATCGTTGAACCCCATCTGGTAGTCCGACATGGCCGTCCACTGTTTCAAATACTGCTCCATGATTCTCTCGGCCTCGAGAGAAGACGGGTACACCTCTCCGAATTGAATCGGAGCAATGTCCCCCGGCTCATCGACGAATATGATCTTCCCGGGGAAGAGGGTCTCCTCGGGCGAAACCCCACAGTTCTTCCTCGCCACGAGCATACGCAAGTTCGCCAGGGCCGCCCCGTTCACCCTCATGTTATGATGCGAGTCGATCTCATCCTGCCCATGCTCGCACATCCACCCCACTCCTATTCCATAGAGCTGAAACGCCCTTCGTCCATAGGTAGGAAGCACATACTCGCGTATGCCGAGATCGTTGAACTCGACCCGATAGATCGCCCCATCTTCAGGGTTGAACGTAATGATGATGTCCTCGGGAACCCCATCCCCATCCACATCCCAAAAGACGTGCGCCTCGTGCGCGGTCCACAGCTCGACCTCCCCCGGCTCTATTCCCGCCCTCCTGAACGGTTCCTCGCTATAGGCGGGCAGCTTCGTCACCTTACCGGCCTCCCAATTATCTGGCTGCGTGAATATGCCCTGCTGGAACCTCTGTTTCATCTGATGGCCGAAGAGCCAAGATCTATGGGAGATCCAAGGCGCTTGCTGCACGTCGTAATAGAACGGCCTCGTGATGAAATCCTCGAATTGAATGGGAATGATCGCCGGGCCGTCATGCACGACCTTATTGACCTGTCGTATCTCGCCTTGGGGTCCTCTCGCCTTGAACGTCCACGCCTCCGTCAGCCACGGCACCTTCACGGGCTGCGTCCCCAGGCTCGCCGTCTCGTATAAGATGGGATCCAGGGTCCGATCCAGGTCGAGCTGGTACGGGCTCTTGCAAAGGAGCCTGAACAGCTCCGTGAGGTCCTCAGCGTGAGGGGCCCAAGCGGGATCCTCGGAGCAGGAGATCCTCCAAAATGGATCCCTCTTGTCAAAGGTCTCCATGAGAACGGAGGCGATCCCCTGCGTGTTGATGGCAGCGACGGGCACGCACGAGTTGGACGATTTCTTCCACGGCCAATTCTTCACGTCCTTCTCAGGCCGTCCTTCCCTCTGCCTCCTCCACTTCTGCACCTTCGCGCAAAGGGGCTCCCTCTCCTTTTCCGCCTGCGCAATCTCCGAGATGAGGAAGTCCACCACCTCCTTCTGCATGTCCTCATCCGGGAAGACCTCGTTCGGGGGAAGATCCGGCCGGTCCTCCACGAGCACCTCGATCATTCTGTCCCTGTCTGCCATCTTACGCCTCCACTATGTGTGTCACCCCAGGAGGCGGGACGCGCACGTTATCCCACTCTTTCTTTCTCCTGACCCGAAGGATTTTTCCTTCAATTCCCATCTTCCTCAGCTTCTCCCTCAACTTCCTTCTCCGGCACGTTACCGGGAAGTCGCATCGCACAGCTACCACTCCTTGCGAGTTCTCGTTCAAGACGAAATACACGTCAAAGACCTTTTTCTTTCTCTCAAAGACCACTGACGGCGCTCCTTTCCTCTTCCATGTACGAGCTTGAGATGGTCGCAAGCGTTTTCTCCTTTGGGGAAGCAGGAATCCTCAAGACCGACATCGCCTTCTCACTCGAGTCCAAAATATCCTTCAATCTCCCCTGAGGGAACACATTTTTCTCCCCTATGAACTCCAAATGCTGCCCCTCGACGAGGAACACCTTCCCGCGGGCAAGATCGGGTCCCAGGCGAGCCCGGATCCTCGCATCCTTGTCAACGATCGCGGGTTTATGGGTAAAGTAGACGTATATCCCTCTTTTTTCCCTCTCCTTCACCAAGAGGTCCTTCAAAACCTTCTGGAATGCGTTGGATTCCACGATGCACTCCGCGATCATCCCTTGGAAGAGGTCTTGAGCCTCAAAGATCCAATCAAAAGCCTCTTCCAAGGAGACATATCCAACCCTCGAGAAGAGGAGCACCTTCCTCGCCTCCCAGTCGCACATCCAGACCGAGAAAGCGCTCCTTGAGGTCCTCGAGGTTATCCCTTTCTCCGTCGCGGCCGGGTCAAACCCCGCCCTTATGTCGCCATGGCGCAACTTCACCCTGAAGGGAAGACCATTTTTATCTTCCCCCCTCACCTGCCACTCTCCCAACCGATCATCCTTCTCCAAAGCGACCAGTTGATCGGGAAACTGCGTGAACTCCGTCAGACCAGATAGGTGAGGAGAGTTGTAAAGCTGCGTCATGGCCGTCCACGGGTCATCCGCCTTGATCTTCGCCAAGGTCTCCTTGTCATGCTTCTCAGGAAAGATGAACTTCCCGTTCTCCTCCACCTCCCTGTTATAGATGATCCATTTTCCAGAGGCTTTTACCTCGATCTTCTCCCGGGTGAAGCCGATAAAGCGCCTGCAATCCTTCCAGGGGATCGAATAGGTGTCATCCACCGCATAGCGGGTCGCCGTCAGGACGATTCTTCCCGTTCTCCAATCAATCAACGTCCTGGAGGACGTTCT